GAAGAGCGATCGTTGTTCCTACCGCAGCGTTTTGTTTTGTATCACCTATCTGCATGTCAGCTATTGCTGCGAATCTCTGACCTGCCTGAACCACAACTCCTAATAATTGTAATAGTGTTGGTGATGGTTCTTTGTATGGTAATGGAAAGAAAGCATCTCTCAGACTACCACCCGGTGCATCAACATCTTTGAACTCACCTGGTTGTATCGGAGCTGCCTCATCTCTTACTCTAACGCCTCTCTGTTTAAATCCTGCAGGTAGATTTGCTAATGTTCCTGCGTCTAACAATTGACGGAGAGCCGTCGTTGCCGTACGACTCAATCCGCCAATCATGTGAATGAGTCCAAAGCCATAAAATCCTAGTCCTGGCAGAAATTTGAAGTGGACAAAATATTGGATCTTATTTTTCTTCAGATCATCGGGCGCATAGTTTCTCCGTATGGAGAGAACTAATCGGCTACCTTCGTCGACTGTTACGATGTAAGGTAATTTTATTCCGGTAGGTCCTTCAGAATTCGTATCCTCAAAACCTTCCAAATCCAGATTGACATGACACTCCAACAATGTGTAGACAGGATCCTGTCTGCCAGATTTTTTCGTGCCATCTAATTCTCTTTCTTTTTTTTCTAAATCATTTTTCTCAACATTACCTGGTGGTCCTAATTCCACATCTCTGTAGAAACCGGACACCTGTTGTTTTCTTAATTCGTTCTCTGACATCTTGACTGTATGTATTATAGCTTCCGCATCATCCAAACTCGTTGCAGTATAAGGCACGACCAACTCGTCAGCCGGCACAAATTTAGATACTGCTCTACCTAGTGGCACGTCATAATAAACTTTTTTAAATGTAGATCCTGCAAGTGGCAGATGAAATAACATCGAGTCAAATTCTTCCTCATACTCTTTCATCTGATCCATTATCAGATAGTTCATAAAATCTTTTACACGTTGAGCCTGTTGTTCTGTGCCTGGGTTTTTTAATCCCATAACCTGTGTCCTTACAGGTCCGTCACTTGGTAATAATTCTTTGTATGCCTGTGCCTGAAACTGTGTTACCGCCTCAGCCAACACCGGGTGAGTCGCACCTGATGCTCCTTGGAATGGTTCTGTTCTATTCTCGTATTTGAATCCTAGAAGATCAAGACCCTGGACATAGGATTGCTCCCAATCTTTTCTCGATGATTTATAATCCATGTAATTCTGAACCATCTCGTTACCAATAGGATCGAGTATGTCGTCCGGTAATATGTCTGCTAGGTTGTCGAAATGATTTTCTGTACCCGGTATGTTTATAGCTCCCGGCTCAAAGTCAATAGTCGCGCCGCCGTCCTCTTCTGGAATGACCTCTACGGGTCCTTTTTGTTCTGCCTCTTCTTCCTGAACACTGACCTCTTCTGTCAT